GTTCCTGTACGCATTTACAGGCTAGCAACTTTCTCGTGCTAGTCAATTACGAGACGTTTTTATGACGGAATTTCCCCAATTTCGATCAGATCGCTAGTTCTGATTGAAATTTCCCCTTCCCATTTGTCCCACTACATTCTAGTTTATACCAAAGATGCAGTCACAACAAACAGAGATGGCTGGTGCCCCTAAGCACCCCAGAATTCCACAATCAATCCCGAAAACCTTCCGAGACGTTCCATTTAAACGGAACGCCAACCGCGCTCAGCGCGCGGTTGAGATGTTGGACCAAGAGTCCGACATCGTCTTTGATCAAATTCAATCTGTAGCACCGACCACTTTGGCCACGCTATCCATGCGTGTACCACGGTCGATGCGAAAGATTCGTCCCCTCACTGACGAAGAATTTTTCAAAGTGCCTCTTGTTCCTGAAGTCATTATGACAGAGGAACAAGTCCGAGTGTTTTTGAACAACCCCGAGTCTGTGATCAGCCGATCACAGATTGTTCAGAACCACGTTGCTCGACGTCGTTGTTATAAAGCAAAGATGCAGGCGCTTCACTTGTCTATGAGACATGTGTTGCGGCTGTTTTCCATTGCTCGAAGGGCTAGGAGCCCATTGCTCCATGCCTATCACCAACAACTACTATCTTGCAAAGTGAAGAAGGTTCCTAATAAGCACAAGCCAGTGCTTATGGGAACCTTTTTCACAGATCTCAACGATCGAGATGGTGTGCGCTGTAAAGCGCACATTATTGATGATCGTCTTCCCGACCCACCTGATTGGCGTGACATGGACGGCGTCCCAGCCGCCCTTGCCATGCCCAATTATTATGGGTCATTTTTCCCAGACGCGCCCAGAAGGCCACCAATGTGGTTTACTGAGCGTGCCAATCGAGTTCGGCTTTTATTAGCTGAGCTCACTGACCCAAGTTACACCCATGCCCCCTGGCGGGAGCTTATGCGCCTCACTGCGCATATGGCCCCGCCCGGCATGGTGGTCCGTGTTGCTGAG